CAAGGTCGATTTTTAGAACTCACGACGCAGTAAGTGTTCCAACCAAGATGAGCAATGGCTGCAGCCACTGGACTCATTGATCGAAGACACGTCAGGCCGACGTGGAGCAAAAGATTAGTCATGTCGAGATAAACCAATGACTCAAAAATACCAAAGAATATGCCGAGAGGTGGGAAATACGCACAGGCCACTTCCTCACAGACAGCGGACAGCACATCAAACCAATTTGACGTGGCATCGGGTGTTTTAGGGAGCGCTGGCATTATCTCACAGGGGCTAAACTTCGGTATCTCCGAAGAACGGATAGCGGGGCCAAAATTGATACCGAGATCAACGCAAATGATTCGGTGCCAAGCAGGATGGGCAAGGCCCCAAGGAAGGGAAGTGGCGGAGTAAATTTCCCGCTCCAACTCAATGATATCCTCACTAGCAATATCATACAGCAAACAATACTGATAGACAAGAAGAGGATAATTATAGTCGGGGGTGGAATTAGGCCTGGAGCACTTGTACTTTTCCTTGGAAAAGTACGTGCATTTGGGATCAGATGGGACGTCGGGGGTGAGCTCCAACGTGCGCTGAATCAATGCACCCACAATGGGCACGCCAATCAAATGGCGGAGGCCGCGAGCAACAGTTGCACAGTACTGTAAATGGGAGGTCACATTGTGGGGGTGTGAACTCCAAAAAAGCTTGGGAATCATCCGTCCAAGTTTTGGGATGAAAACAAACGTGTCCCCAACCGAGTGGGGACGCATTGAAAGAAACTCTGCAGCCCAAGCATACTTGGGAATTTGAGCAGTTATAGTTATGCCATGACGTTTTGTGTGTTTGGCGAACGCAGCAACAAACAAATCAATGTCATAGTTTGAGTCTATCATCAACAAGTTATCATCACTCTTGTTGACGCAATGCCACCAGCAAGGGGCCTTAAAAGTTGTGGCCATGGCGGCGAAACACAAAACGTGATTCAAGGTGGTCCATTGGTTGCCGGTAGCAAATCCTTTGGCGCACCGAAACTTTATTCCGTGCCTAGAGGTGCCAACAAGCACCTTGTTGTTGGCTATAAGAGTCTGAGCATCCACAGAGAAGCCTGAGATTGCGTACCAATAAAGGTTGAGATCGCTGAACTGAGAAACAATTGAGGCGTCCATTGTGGCACCATCAACCGAAATAAAGCGAGTGCAGCGAGATCCGCGAATGTGGGCAACATAGCTGCCAAGATCGACAGGGTTCATTGTGTAGATGAAAGAAAAGTTAGGAGCTGTTATACGCTCCAGAGTGGCTTCGAGGGCCACACACATAGAGTGGGCATCGGGGCCTGTTGTCAGGTTGGCTATCTTAGTGCCAGTCATGACAGCGCGAGGACGAAAAGAAGCAAATTCGGGAAATTGGATGTGAGAGCGCACAACATTTTCGCGTTTAACGAACATGTCATGCCTGGCTTCCACAACCAAAGTTGGGTCATCCAACTGTCCGAGAAGATAACCTCTCAACTTCTTGGGCTCAACATGGGAGGCCCAAGACTCGAAAGTAAAATCACGATCCGACAACCTCGGAACCCAAGAGTTGTCATAATGTGGTGAATAATACTGATACCAAACAGAGGGGTCACAATCTGCTGTTTTGACGGTGACACGCTCGACAATGGCTAGGTGTTCTTGATGAACACAACTGCGGCTGACAGTGGGTTGCCAACCCACGATATGAAAGCCGAGAAGAGTGGCCCCTGGCGTGGGGCGACAAACCTGATTGGGCTCTCGGACAACCACACGGGCAGAAGGATCTTGCTCCTTACTGACTACGAAGTTGCCAGAGCACACTGTGGGCATAGTGATGGGGTCACAAGGGCCGGAGGTTAGAGGGGGGTCAAAAAAACAACCGGCAAGGGCTGTTTTGATGAGATTGCGATATGCAGTGATGTGTTGGTTGAGAGACCGAAACATAGCAAACAATGACGCAGGCCGTATGGGAGGAAGGGCATCACCGGGAGGAGTAAAGAAAGACCTAATCTTGGAATAGATCGCTGGACCGGTTAAGCACACTATGGCAGCGGTGGCGATCGGATTAGGCAATGACCGATACAACGACACCGCTGCGGGTTTGGCTAGCGGCAGAGCCACAATAGCGGCTCGATGCAAAGCAGGCAAACCATGATGCCATAAGCTAGAGGCTATGGTTAGCGAAGCGGTGGCAATGTGAGCACAGCCCACGGACAATAAGCCGGGGCCATAAACGCAAAAGGCAGCAAAAGCAGGAACTGCATAATACCACGGCAATCGAGCTGGACCAACCAATATGGTCCACAATTTTTGGCCTGCAGTCTCCAATGCACTCAGCAGTGAGAGTGGTTTCGGAGAGGCGACCAGAGAGGTGGAGCTGCCATCGAGGGACGCAGCAAACGACCGGCCAAAAGTGATGCCGAGATAAGCGGCAATTGCACTTAAGCCAAAAGTGGCAAGGGTGGGATTGGAGAAGATAAATGACTTTATCCAATTAACCCAACCTTGGGGACGAACAGGAGCAGCTACAAAAGCATTTGAAGCGACGATGTTGTCATGATGGCCTTCGAGAATAACCGCGGCATCAGCGGTGTTTTTGGCATTGAACGAAGCAGCCACAGCAGCGACGACAGCTGAGTTGCAACCCGCGATGCTAATACTCTTCGAGTTTGCAACGCGAGTGACATAAGCAGTAGCTTGTCGAAAGTTGGTGGCGTCAATAGTCTTAGCGCCCCACCACAAGATGGTTTCGTTGAGGAGATCAACGTCGATGTGAACATCCGGGGCGGATTTAACACAACAGGTCCAAGGATCGATGGTGGCCAAACCGAGGCTATGAGGCGCTCGGTTTGTGACATCAGCAAGGAGCTTGGAGGCTTGAGAGGGGGTCGGACGAAAACTCATCTTAGTTGGAGCTCGCCGAAAGACCACCATGGAGCCACCCCACGCATAATGGGTGGTGGTCCAAGCCATGGCGGCAGTGGGGGTTTGGAAGTAATTGGACTCCCAAATCCAGCTAGGGTCAGGGTGAACATACTCAGCCGACCGAAGGGGGGAGTGCATGTGAATAAGATCACCATTGCGCTCCCACTGCATCTCGTTCACAGCCCCAGACTGGCCCTCAAATTTATGCAACAAAGCATAAAATGGGCGATCCGTCTCGACATACGAGAGAACATCAGTTGGGGGGATCTCATAAAGAGAATGGATGCTTATTGCAGCAACACTGTTGGTGCAAAGTGAGCAGAATTTCGGGAAGACACATGGACAAGAAGACTGATGCTTCCGAGCAACATCAGCAGGGGTTAGAATAGGCTGAGAACAGCGAACTCGAGTGCCTTGCGGATGATAAGTCCACATGGAGGGCTTGCCTCCTATATCAAGGAAATAGCCTTCCTTAATTGTGCTGGCAGCAAAGTCCAAAATGGACCAAGCGCCAATGTAGCGAAAAACATGAGATTGAGGGTGGTCGTTATCAACAGCACCATCCATCCAATGGAATTTTTCGGCAGAGAGACCGGTTGCAGCCAATATTGCATCGCGGTCTTGAGAGTGCATAGGAATGCAAGGAACCTTAGCTCCGGCGGAATTGCGCCACAACACTTGTCGTTGTGGAGCTGCTGGAACAACAGCCACAGCAATAGCAGGGGAGGGAGCTACGGGTTGAGCTTCTACAACACCAGCGTCAGATTTGGTGTCAGGCCTGTTGGTCTTAATCACTCGAGGGCGATGCTCTGTAAGAGCTCTAAGATCAACTTGCTTGATCAGCAATTC